AGCGGTAACCCCGCTATTGCTGTTTTGGACTTTGGTTCGGATAAGACCTCTACTGCGGGTGATTTCACTATTGTGTTCCCTGCGTCAGATTCGAGCAATGCGATCATTCGGATTGCCTAGTAAGTGGCTGGCGGTTGGGGTCGTAACACTTGGAGTTCAGGCTCTTGGGGTGAGGGTGTTAATGTAACCGTTCGTTTGGGCGGTTGGGGCCGTGCTGCGTGGGGCAGAGGAGGCTGGGGAGAATCCCTAGGTCTTGAAGCTACAGGTCAAGTTGGTTCAGTAACAATTATAGCTGAATCAAACGGCATAGTAAGCGGTGTCTCTGCAACAGCAGTACTGGGTAGCGTAGCTGTAATTGGCGATGCTAGTAATATTGGTGTACTGGGCAACGCTGCCACTGGCACTTTAGGTACAGTAACAGTACAAGCAGGAGCGACTGCCTCGGTAACGGGACTTGTAGGAACCACTGCTTTAGGCAACGCTAACGTACAACAAGGTACCGGCACTAACCCAGTAGGAGTTGTAGGTACAACTGCGCTAGGCGCGGTTACGGTAACAGGCAAAGCAAGTACCTCTGTAACGGGAGTAGTAGCTACATCAGCTTTAGGTACTGTAACGGTATTACTAGAGCAAAAAGTTAACGTTACGGGCGTTCAAGGCACTACGGCCCTTGGAACTGTAACTCAAATAGCAAGCGCCACCGTGAATGTGACTGGAGTGCAAGCCACAGGCGAGATAGGTATTGCATGGGTTTGGAGTGAAATAACGCCAACCGGCGACCCCAAATGGACGGAGATAATAGCAGCATGAGAAAAACTAACGAATCTATAACAGTAAATGGTGTAGAGCATCCCAAGTATGACACCGCAGTTATGTGCGGCCACTGTGGTTACGATCTTGACGAGAGTGAGCTTAGCGCTGATACTTGTTCTGGTTGCGGGGAAGCCCTAACTGTGCAACAAAATACAACAATTTATGCGACAAGCATCCCTGCTGCCTCTGGCAGTACACTAGTATAAGTACTGGAGAAACCAAATGGCAACTTATGTAAATAATTTAAGGCTCAAAGAAATTACCACAGGAGATGAAGACGGTACTTGGGGGACTAGTACTAATACTAACCTTGAACTTATTACTGACGGTTTTAGCTACGGCACTAAGCAGCTGTCTAGTGATGCTAACCAAACCTTTACCATGCCTAACGGTACAGCAGATGCTACTCGTGGTTTTTATTTAAAGATTACCTCGGCAGGTTCTCTTACGGGAACACGCGAGGTAACGCTTGGGCCTAACACCGTTTCTAAAGTGTGGATGATTGAAAACGCCACTACTGGTGGTCAGTCTATTACCATCAAGCAAGGGTCTGGGGCAGGTATTACTATTCCCACCACGCAAAAAACTATGGTCATTACTGACGGTGCGGGTGCAGGCGCTGCGGTAATTAACGCTAACCCATCCGAAACAGGTGGAACAGTTACCTCTGTTGGGGGTACGGGTACAGTTAACGGAATTAGCCTCTCAGGCACCGTTACCAGCTCTGGCAATCTTACTCTTGGCGGCGCTTTATCCGGGGTCAACTTAACCTCTCAGGTCACAGGAACACTACCTGTAGCTAACGGCGGTACAGGATCAACAGCAACAACTTTTGTTAATTTAACTTCCAACGTCTCCGGAACTCTCCCGGTTGCTAACGGCGGTACAGGTGTCACAGCTAAAACTGGAACGGGCGCGGTTGTTTTAGGAACAGCCCCAACGATTACAGGCATGACTCTCGCAGGCGCGGTAACGGGCGCGGATCAAACAGTCTCAGCAATTAACTTAAAAGACTACGGCGAGATTACTAACGCTATCGGTAACGCCACAGGCGCTAAGACAATCGATCTAACACTAGGCAACAGCGTGACTGCCACAACTACAGGCGCGACTACTTGGACGTTCTCTAATCCAACTGCTAGTGATGAGCTTTGTGGGTTTAGCCTTAAATTAATAAACGGCGGTTCTGCAACTCAAACATGGCCGGGATCAGTAGATTGGCCTGCTGCCACAGCACCGACTCTCACCACCTCTGGTACGGACGTTTTAGTTTTTATTACTTGTGACGGTGGTACTACTTGGTACGGTTTTGTTGCTGGACTTGCGTTAGCGTAAAGGATTAAAAATGCCTACAACACAAAAATTACTAACAGCAGCAGCAGGAAGCGCAGGGGATGATCCGCTATACGTGGAAGATGTGTTCTCGACTTATATTTATGACGGCAATAACACAACTAACGCCATTGTAAATGGGCTAGACCTTGCTGGTGAAGGTGGGATGCTTTGGACTAAACGCAGAGACGGTGTTAAAGATAACAGGATTTGGGATACCGAGCGGGGTAGAGCTGTTGCGCTGATAAGTAACACAACCGCAGCAAACGGAGCAACCTCAACTGCCAGTGAAGATTTGATTTCATTTAACTCAAATGGGTTTACGTTTGGTGCTAACGCACACTACGGGCAAAACAGCACCTCGCAAAACTACGTCTCGTGGTCATTCCGCCAAGCAGAAAATTTCTTCACGATGGTAAAATTTACGGCAACCGACTCGTTCATGACCCCAGCACACGGCTTAGGCAGCAAGCCCGGAATGGTTATATACAAGTGCACCACTTCAAACACGGACGCTTCCGATGGTCACTGGTGGGTTTGGGTAGAGGGCATGGCGAACAACAAAACTGTCAATCTTGACACAAACGAAGTACTTACCGGAATTGGTTATATTGGCGACACTAGCGCAACATCGTCACAATTCTATTGCACATCTGGTCAGACTTACGTGGCCTACTATTTTGGCAATGATCAGGCAGTGTTCGGAGCTGACAGTGACGAGAGTATTATTAAGTGTGGGACTTATACTGGCGCAGGTGCGGACTTAAATATAAATGTAGGCTTTGAACCGCAACTTGTGCTAATAAAATCTACAAGCAACGCGGTGAACTGGGTAATGTTTGACACAATGCGCGGCCTTCCTGTCGATGGTAACGCAAGAGATTTAAGGCCGAATACGACTGAGGCAGAGGCAGACAACCCTGCGATAGGAGTAACAAGTACAGGATTTTTAGCGCGTAACGGGATGGATGGTCAAATAAATGCTAACGGCTATACCTACATCTACATGGCTATCCGCAGACCAATGAAAACTCCTGAAGCGGGTACTGAAGTTTATCAAGATGATACTAGAGGTGGGACTAGCCCAACGCCTCCTGCATATATAGCCGGATTTCCGGTTGATGTAGGCATTCAGAGGACGAGTGTATCTGGAACCTCAGATTGGAGATGGGCTAATCGATTGACTGGAACAAAATTTTTAGTGTCAAATCAAAATGCCGCTCAAGGTAACGACGGCGGCTTTAAGTTTGATTACATGGATGGATGGAGCACTGATACAGGATCATATCCTGCTTATCATTCTTGGATGTTCAAACGCGCCCCCGGCTTCATGGATGTGCTTTGCTATACTGGAGACGGAGGCCGTCGAACGCCTGCATTAACGCACAACCTAGGTGTTGTACCTGAGTTAGTTATTGTAAAAAGCCGGTCCTCTACAGGCAATTGGTTTGTATTAAGCACCAGTTTAGGACAATTTGGTTTTCTTAACAATGGAGACGGGTTTTCTACTACTGACATTCAGTATGCTTTTGGAGACGGGACAAATTATGTTGCTCCTACTTCAACCGCTCTTCAAGTAGACTCGTCTATCAATGGTAATACTCAAACATTTGTTGCCTACCTCTTCGCTACAGTAGCAGGTGTAAGCAAAGTAGGAACCTACACAGGCACAGGAACTACTCACAACATAGATTGCGGATTTACGGGTGGCGCGCGTTTTGTAATGATTAAACGTGCAGACGGGTCTACTAATACTGGGGACTGGTATGTTTGGGATACTCTTAGAGGTATTACGGCAGGCAACGACCCGTATCTCTTGCTCAACTCCACAGCCGCTCAAGTCACTAACACAGACTACATAGACCCACTAGCTAGTGGCTTCACAATAACATCAGGCGCGCCTACTGCGCTTAACTACAACAACGGCACTTTTATATTTTTAGCAATCGCATAGGAATATCAACTATGAGTAATTACGTCAAGCTCGAAACGGGCGAAATTAAGACACAGGGCGAATGGAGACAGGCAAACAAGCATATGTCTTTGCCCAGAGTATGGACGGCTGACACGCTAACTGATCTGGAACTAACAGCTATCTTGGCAGCTCCTAAACCTAGCTGCACAGACCTGCAAAACGTAGTAGGCAACGGTGTCACTACAGACGCTAACGGCAACACAATCGAGGCATGGTCAGTCGTAGATAAGTTTTCAAAAACAACAGCAGAAGACGGAACCGTCACTACTAAAGCTCAACACGAGAAAGCTCATACGGATAGGTTAGTAGCAGACAAAGAAACTAGCATACGCACAGATCGCAACAGACGAATTGCTCTTACTGATTGGACGGCTTTGTCTGACGTTACTATGGCTGCTGACATGGCTACATACAGACAGGCACTACGTGACATAACAAGTCACGGTAATTTCCCTGATCTTGAAACAGAAGATTGGCCCACAGAGCCATAGAGGTTTAAGTGGACAAAGAAGAGATGACAAAGTTAGTGGAGCAGTCGGCTGAACTAGGGGCTAGGAAAGCCTTGCGAGACATAGGGTTGAGCGACGATGATGCTCTGTCTGATGTCTCCGAGCTTCGGGGCTTACTTGATTCTTGGCGTGCTGCAAAGCGTACCGTAGGCCGAACTGTACTACAGGCAATAACTACCTTAGTCTTGGGCGGGTTGTTGGCTGGGTCTTACTTTAATTTCTTTGGCAAGCAATGAAAAATGGTTGGCGAAATTGCTCTACTCATAAAGGGATTGGATACCGCTTTTAATTTAGTGCAGGCATCCCTGAAAAAGAAAAAGCAAGTCGAGCAGATGGGTGCTGAAATATCAGGATTCTTTGCCAGTAAGGAAGCTGTAGAGAACAAGATTGCCGAAGTCAAAAAGCATGATAAAAATGCTTACATTGGTAGTCCTCTGGAAGAAGCAATCCAGATTCAGAACCAAGAAGACCGCATTGCTGACATGATGAAAACCATTGGTAAAGAGTACTCACGCCAAGGGAAGACAGGGACATGGCAAAAGGTTCAAAGGAACGCGGTTAAGATACAGGAAGACAGAGATTTAAGTATGGCCGAGTTCAACCGGAAAAAAATACTTCAAGACAGAAAGAATGATGACTTCTATCTTGCACTAAAATTGATAGTCGGACTGGTCATGTTGATGGTCGGCATCACAGGTTTAGTTTTTGCACTCGCACTTAACTGAGGAATTCAAAATGGAAATGATTAAAGACGGATTAGCTAAGATAGGTGGCCCCGTATGGCGTGCAGTACAAGGCACTAAGCACTCGACTCTTGGCGCTATTATCGTACTCCTAGTGCTTGGCGCTGTTGTGTGGGTCGTCATTTAAGATGCTTGCCTCACTTAGCGCCCTAATCGGGCCTGTCTCCGCTATCTTGGATAAGGTAATCCCGGATAAAGACCTGCGTGAGAAGCTGTCGCACGAGATTGCGACTATGGCCGATAAGCAGATGTCCGCCCAGATCGAGGTCAACAAGGTCGAAGCTGCTCATAAGAGCCTGTTTGTAGCCGGATGGCGACCGGCCTGCGGATGGGTGTGTATCTCTGCCTTGGCGTACTCCACCATAATATCTCCAATCTTAGGAATCTGGTTTACAGTTCCTGTCGTAGACACTTCGCTTTTGACCACCGTCCTTATGGGAATGCTGGGCTTAGGCGCTATGCGTACCTTTGAGAAAACTAAGGGCGTTAGCAGGGAGAAGTAAATGCAGAACTTGATCGAGATGCTCAAGAGGCATGAGGGCGAGGTTGTTACTAATGGCCGTCACCTTATCTACAAATGCTCGGCAGGCCACTGGACAATAGGTATTGGCAGGAATGTAGATGTTAACGGGGGTCTAGGACTTTCAGACAAAGAAGTAGACTTCTTGCTAGAGCAAGACATCGAGCGTGTAATTAAGGAGTTAAGCTCGGAGTACGGCTGGTTTAACGATCTGGATGACGTGCGAAAAGATGCTATGATTGACATCAGCTTTAACCTCGGTGCTACGAAGCTACGCAAATTCGTAATGGCACTAGATGCGATGGAAAAGGCAGACTATACAACTGCCTCAGATGAATTCTTAAACTCTGACTGGAGCCGTACCGTAAAGGGCCGCTCTGTTGAACTCGCATCTATGATCGCCACAGGCGAGTACGTAGAATAAGGTTGAGCTATGCCACTACAGAAACTAAAGTTTAACCCCGGAGTTGACCGCGAAAACACGCGCTACGCTGCTGAAGGTGGCTGGTATGAGACTGATAAAGTGCGTTTTAGACGGGGTATGCCTCAGAAGATAGGCGGTTGGGTACGTCTGTCTGCCGCTACGTTTTTAGGCGTATGCCGGTCTATGCTTAACTGGGTCACTCTGCAACAGCAGAATCTTGTTTCTGTAGGTACTAACCTCAAGTACTACATAGAGCGTGGTGGAGCTTACTTCGACATTACTCCCATCCGTGCCACAGCAACGCTGACTAACCCGTTTACCACTACTTCAGGCTCTACAACTGTCCTTGTAACTGACAATGCACACGGTGCGCTTCAGAATGACTTTGTTACGTTTAGTGGCGCTTCAGCAGTGGGTGGACTGACTTTAAACGGCGAGTTCCAGATTAGTCGTATAAATGATAACTCTTACAACATAACTGCGGCGGCTACGGCATCGTCTAGTGCCACGGGGGGCGGCACAGTTACGGCGGCTTACCAAATAAACATAGGTAGCGAAATTGCCTTGCCGTTTACTGGGTGGAGTGCTGGTACTTGGGGTGCTGGTACTTGGGGTGTTGGCGGCACTACGCTTGCTCCTATGCGGCTTTGGAGTCAGGCTAACTTCGGTGAAGATTTGTTCTTTGGTTACCGTGGTGGTTCATTGTTTTATTGGGACGCAAGCACCGGGGTAAATACTCGTGCGGTGTACGTCACTTCTTTAGGCGGCGCGTCCGATGTGCCTATTATAGTTAATAAAACCTTTGTATCTGACATTTTTCGGTTTGCCTTTTGTTTCGGTTCAAACGCATTAGGAAGTGCGGCACTCGATCCCATGCTTATTCGCTGGTCTAACCAAGAAGATGTGACTAACTGGACCCCCGCTGCGACTAACCAAGCTGGTAGCTTACGTCTCTCGCGTGGTAGTGAGATCATTACTGTACTGCAAGCTCGACAAGAAATACTAATATGGAGTGACACGGCCCTGTACGGTATGCAATATCTAGGCGCTCCAGAGGTATGGGGAGCACAGCTTCTTGGTGACAACATCACTATAGCTAGCACTAACGCTGCGGTTTACTCAGGCAACATCGCTTACTGGATGGGTACGGATAAGTTCTACTCCTACGACGGTACGGTTAAGACACTTCCGTGTTCAGTTCGCAGCTATGTATTTAATGACTTTAATACTTCTCAATATGCCCAAGTAGTAGCTGGCACTAACGAGCGGTTTGACGAGATATGGTGGTTCTATTGCTCTGCTGGGGTAACGCAAAATGACCGTTATGTGGTGTACAACTATTTACAGGACATTTGGTACTACGGCACGTTATCGCGCAGTGCTTGGATAGACTCTGATCTTCGAGAAAATCCTATGGCGGCTACCTACAGCAACAACTTGGTAAACCATGAAGTAGGTTACGATAGTCAAGAAGGGGCAGTAGCAAGCGCAATTACAGCTACGCTCTTATCCTCTGAGTTTGACTTGGATGACGGCGATAAATTCATGTTTGTTAATAGAGTATTACCCGACGTAACCTTTGAAGGGTCCACGGTTACTAATCCTGCTGCGGTGATGACTTTATCTCCTATGCAGAACTCCGGTTCTGGGTACAACAACCCCTTATCGGTAGGTGGTAATTCTGCGTCAACAGTTACCCGTACCGCTACAGTGCCTATTGAGGAGTTTACTGGGCAGGTCTTCGTGCGATTACGTGGCAGACAGATGGCGTTTAAGGTGGAATCTACTGAGCTGGGTGTAGCTTGGAAGCTAGGTATACCACGGTTAGAGATGAGAGCTGATGGTAGGAGGGGCTAGTGGCGCAAAGACTTGTACAAAAAGTTCAATCGCCTGCTCTGCCTATACCTACAGGAGGTCCGTTAAAACCGTACCTTGATGCACTTAATAACATCTTACGCCTATTTTTTAACTTGCTATCAAGTGCTGTAAACAGTGTGGTTGGGGAGTACGGAGGCCGGTTTATAGAGTTTCCGAATGCTAAGTTCTTCTCTACTGTAGATCAGACTGCCAGCGTTATAAACACAGCGTATGCGCTACAATTTGAGAATACGTATTTAGGCGAAGCTATAAGTATAACGGGGACACCAAAGACACAAATAACCCCACTTTACTCAGGGGTGTATAACTTTGAACTCTCGGTAGAGTTGACTAGCGGTAGTGCTAGCTCCAAAGAGCTGTCGTTCTGGGTACGTAGGAGCGGAGTAGATATAGCAAATACTGCTAGACTGCACGTCGTGGCGGGGTCTGGTGGGGTAGATAACTTTGAATACAGTTTTACGCTGGACTTAACAGCGGGGCAATACGTAGAGCTTATGTGGGCAACAGACGATTTAAACATAACGGTTGATTATCAGGCGGCTGCAAGTCCCCGCCCTGCCGTGCCGTCCACCTTATTAACAGTAGTCTTTGTTTCAGCAGTGCCTGAAACGCTACCGACACCGTAGGGATAGGTATGGCAGCAGCAGAAGATCGCGTACTTAAATATATGGCGGATAATCCCGGTGCTTCTGTTACCGAGATTTCTGACGCTATTGTTACCCTTGGTGCGGACCTAGATATTGTAGCAGATATGATGAATGTATCCCGTGCTGACGCTCGTGCTGCCTTTGCTCCTACCCCCGCTGCATCTGATCCTGATGAAGGCTTCGATATTATGGAAGCACTTGGTTTGGTAGGGAACATTAATTCTTCGTTATCGGGAGCGTCAAGTTTTCCAGTTAATCAATCGCCAGTAATAATGAACGCAACTCCGGCGGGAGTTGGCCCAAATAGCCCTTATGCACTAAGCGCATCCTCTGAAGATGACGGGAACAATGTAAACCTATCAAGTGTGGCAGGGAGTACATACAACACGATAGGTAATTTACAGAACTATAATAACGTAAAAGCAGCCGCAGCCATTGGAGACGCTACTATAGGCGACCTCGCAAATGCTCAAGGCACTTTCGCAGGGGGCTTAGGTTCTATAGTTGGTGCTATTAGTGGGAAAGAATCTAAATCGGAAAGTGTTGTTCTTAATATTTTATCTGCAAACCCTGCGACGGCTGGCTTTGCCTTAGCTTACAGACTCTTTGATGCAATGGGTCTTGGCTCCAAGGGGTCATTAGCAACCCCAATGACCCCAGAAGAAAAAGAGATAAACGACGCTGCTCAACAAGTAGATATGGCTATAGATTTATCACAAAGAACTTTAGGTAACGACTTTGAAAACGAAGGAGAAGGAGAAACTGTTGAAGCCACTGTTTTAAATGCTTTCGAGACTGTTAACGCACTTTCGGATTCCGGCTTAGAATTTTTTGGTGATGACAAAGATGCACTTTTAGCCGAACTAGCGAATACTGGGGTTGACTCTTCTACATCTTCACAGGGAGTTAAAGGCAAATGGCAAGACCTAATGACGGGGGAAGTACTGCCAAATTTTAACCCTAATACGGGTAGTGGGTCTGGCACAAGCGGGTACTACCCTATATTTATCCCTGACAAAAACGTCACTACTGATGCGGCTAGTTCTTCTAGTTCTGACTCTTCCACCACTAGTTCTGACTCTTCCGCCACTGCCGCCGCTGATGCCGCCACTGCCGCCGCCGCCGCCGCTGAATCGCAAGCTGCCTCCTTCGAGGGCTATTTGGGAGGAGAGCCGGTTACATGGGAAAAACTTATTCCGTACCTAAAAGACGCACCTACAGACGGTGGGGGTTTTGAAAGCGAGAGCGCTGGGAATGGAGTAGTTGCGGATCAACTAGAAGAAGCGGCAGCAATGGAAACTGACCCTAGGTTGAAAGCCGCACTAGAAATGGAAGCCGCAATATATAGGGCTATGAGTGAAGGCCGTGATACTACTGCGTTGCAGGCTGAGTTAACTGTTTTTAATCAAGAGAGTGCTGACATAGCCGAAGCCGCAACTGGAGGGGCGAACCGAGTATTTACTACCGCCACTGGGGAGGGGGATAATCTTGAAGACATTGATTTAGGTGTTGATGACACTATTACAGTTATTGATGACGGCACTGGGACACTTGCGACAGGCGGAGACGACGTAATATTAACAGACGCACAAAAAGACGCTGCGTTTGAGGATGTGTTAAGCGGGACTGGAACCCTTGCAGATGTTCTAGCCGCAGCAGTTGAAATATACGGTAACTCAGCAGATGCTGTTGTAGCCGTGGTTAACGCTTCTAATACCGCTAACGTATCAGCGGAAGACCTAGCCGCTGCCACAAATACTTCTATAGAAGCCATTAACCAAGCGGCAACGGACGCGGATGTAACCATCACAAATCAAGACACCGCCGAAAGCATAGCCGCCGATAAAGCTGCTGCCGATAAAGCTGCCGCTATTGCTGCCGCTGTTACCGCCGCCGCATGTGCCTTGGCTGGAGGTGTGTTTATTGCTGGTGCTTGCTTAAACCCAGACAAACCTGCGGATGCTAAAGTTATTGATGCCGCTGCTGCTCAGAAGGTTATTGATGATGCCGCTGCTGCTCAGAAGGTTATTGATGATGCCGCTGCCGCTGCCGCTGCCGCCGCCGATGGTGACGGCTGTCCAGAAGGCTCAGGTAAAAAGAAAGACTTATTAGGCAATTGTGTTTGTCCAGAAGGAACTACAGCAGATGGTAACGGTGTTTGCCAAACCGATGGTGACGGCGGTGACGGCTGTCCAGAAGGCTCAGGTAAAAAGAAAGACTTATTAGGCAATTGTGTTTGTCCAGAAGGAACTACAGCAGATGGTAACGGTGTTTGCCAAACCAATGGTGACGGCGGTGACGGCTGTCCAGAAGGCTCAGGTAAAAAGAAAGACTTATTAGGCAATTGTGTTTGTCCAGAAGGAACTACAGCAGATAGTGCAGGTGTTTGCCAAGCAAATGGTGGTGGTGGACCTGCTGGTGACGGCTGTCCAGAAGGCTCAGGTAAAAAGAAAGACTTATTAGGCAATTGTGTTTGTCCAGAAGGAACTACAGCAGATAGTGCAGGTGTTTGCCAAGCAAATGGTGGTGGTGGACCTGCTGGTGACGGCTGTCCAGAAGGCTCAGGTAAAAAGAAAGACTTATTAGGCAATTGTGTTTGTCCTCCCAACACTACAGCAGATAGTGCAGGTGTTTGCCAAGCAAATGGTGGTGGTGGACCTGCTGGTGACGGTATTTGCCCTCCCGGTTCAAATAAAATAAAAGATTCAGTTGGTGATTGTGTTTGTCCTCCCAACACTACAGAAGATAGTGCAGGTGTTTGCCAAGCAGATGGAGCTGGCCCCGGCCCCGGTGGTGATGGAGAATGTCCAGAAGGCCAAACTAAAGATTTTTTAGGTAATTGTGTAGCGCCGGAACCCGAAACACCCACGGCACCTTCGGAATTATTCGGTGTGTCAAAGCAACCGGGTGAGGTAGTAAAGATAGATTACATGTACGATGCTTTTGGGAATAGCATATTTGCGCCTAACGTAGCGCAAGAAGAAGACCCTATAGTCTCTCTATACTCAGGGTATGCAGAAGGTGGTATAGTGCAGGATTATGATGTTGAACAACTTATTGAGTATCTAAAAGGCTCAGGAAACTAACATGGCAGATGCTTTCATACCAGATTTTAGAGCAGAGCGAGTTGCTGTGCCAAATACTTACGACGCTAACCGTAGGCCCGGCAGTAGTGGGCAACGGTATTTTAGTGATACGCGTTATGCACGCCCCCCAAACATAACTAAAGGAGAGAGCGAACCGCAAAGTGCTTTTAATACTCGATACAACGCTGCGTTTGACACCAACATACTAGCCGAAAGAGGTAGAGCACAAACTCAAGCAAATCAATTAGGGATTGCAAACCTAGCCAACCCTGCTAGAGATACGCGCCCTGCGGCTCAAACGCTTACCGATACTGAAGTAGTAAAGACATTTACAGACATAGACAATAACCCCGCTTATG